AGCTCTACTTGTTGCAGAGCTAAGTAAAGCCGCTTGCTTTTCTGCGTCTGTTTTGTAGTCCAAATTATCTGATAGAGCATCTGTTTGCTTACCAAGAAGATCAAGTTTCTTTAACATGTTTTCTTCTTCCTTTGTAAGACCTCTCTCTCTCATTTTTGCAACTTTAGTATTTATACCAGAAAGAATACCTTTATCTTTTCCTAGTTGTATCTGTGTATCTTTTAATTCCTTACTTATACTAAGGTTGACTCTACCTAGCTCGTTGGCAATTGCACGTGTTTCATTTTGTGCAGCCTGGTTTTTTAACACATCCCCTCTAGCAAGTTTACCAGCATAGCCTTCAAGTTCTGCCATGCTCATATCTCCTTTTACAAATTTATCACGCTGGGAAAAATCTTTCTTATCTTGTGCCTCATCTCCACTCATGCCGATCTGAGCAAGAGCGTCTTTATTCTGCTCATAGTATGCTTCAATCTCACCTGTCAACTTAGCACGCTTTGCCTTATTCAAGCCATACTCCCTAATGGTATCTCCAACCTGCTTGCCTAAATTGGCAGCCATTTGCCCATACGCCCGTCCAGGGGCGGTAGCCGTATTCATGTCCATGCGTGCTATTGCTGGGCCTGGGCCTCGTCCGTAAAAAGGTTGTCTTGCCATAATGTTATCTCCTATTTGTTAAACAAACCACCTGCGGATAATCCACCTGTCAATGCACCGCCACCCAATGAGCCAAGTCCACTAAATAGTCCACTTGTCATGCTTGCTCTATTCGCTGCCGTAGCTGCATTGGCATCCATGATTCCTTGGTAGTTCTGAGTTGCGAGGTTGCCTGCGTAATTACTTTCTGGGTTAAATAATCCGGGGCTTGATTGTAGGGCAAAGCCAGCAGATCCAAAGCCTTGTTGGGCTTGCATGGGTGTATTAGCAGACCTACCTGTCAATGCTTGTAGAACATCAAAGTTTCCAAGGTTGTATGCGCTTGCTGCATTTGCCAGCCTTTGTTGTTTCACGCCACGATTAGCAGCAAGGCGTTGGGATACTTGTTCTGCAAAAGTAGACTTCTGTTCTTCCATCCCTCGATCTGCTGCACCTCCAAGGATTTGTTGATCAAGATCACGTTGTTCTGTCTCTGTTAATCCTTGCCCCGATAAAAGTTCTTCTTGTGCTTGCGACATGATTCCTTGCCGGATTGATTCTGCCAATGGATCTGCTGCTCTTTGTGCTTCTAGAAGTTCTGGGCCAAGATCACGAATCATGGCAATCTCATCTTCTGTTGCCTTGCTTTTCATGCGTGCCTGAGATGGGATAATATCCTCTTCTAATGCCTGTAAGATTCCCTTAGTCGGATCAATACCAAGCTGTTGAAGTTGCATTCTACGCTCAAGGTCTGCGTATTGTGGTCTATACTTAGATTCCGATGCGTATAATTCTGGAGCTAAATCAACTTGTGCTTCGAGTGTGTCTCTTGTTTCTGCACCATAGTCACGAGGTGGAGGGGCATCCACATCTCCTTTTTTATACGAAGGTACTCCACCAGCAGCAGGTTTTCCTGACCCACCCATTTCCTTGAGCATTAATGCTTCGGTAGGATTGATGTAAGCAAGACTCTCACCAGGAGGTGCTTGCTCGTTTAATTTATTAGCTGCTTCTTTTAAAGGATCATTTTTCATTGCTTACTTTCTTATACATTTTTTCCCAAGAATAAGTTCTTAAAGTTGTCTCTCCGTTTGGAGTAATTCGTCTAAATTTCAAAAAGGGTAAGGGTGCAAGTTGCTCCATCATTTCTTTAATACATCCTTTTCCTGCAACCCAACGGATGTACCAGGTGTCTGGGTTTTTGCAGAACCATTGGTCGCTTGCATCCTTACTTCCATCAATTGCTTTGCACATCATAAAATACGATGGATTGGATGCGACCATACCACCGATCATATAGTTATGCAGTTCTCTAAACAACAGAGACTTGTCCTCATAAATTGCTAGAATCTGCTCAAAAGGTGCTAGTCCTTTAAGCTTGGTTAGCATCTCTGTTTTTAAATTTCCCATTAAAGTGCGGAGATTATAAAGGCTAGGAGTTCGTCATATCGGATTCCTAGTTGTGTCACTTCTTGACCTGTGTCATCTGTCCATGTATCGGAACAAAACAATCCATACTCATGTGCGTCTAAACCTTGAGTAGTAAATGCATCTCTTACATCTTGGGCTATGACTCCTATGTGTTTTCTTGTGCCACCCTTAAACTTAAACCTTCTGACTAGACCTTTACATGTCTGTGCAACTAAAAGTTCTGCTTCAGATAATTCTTGTATTTCTTCTTTTTGGTTTCCATCAGAAGTGCTAATTGAACCATTAACAGCAAATATTGTTTGCCATCTTTTTGAAGCTGAACCAATATTTGCACTACCATCATTTATTGGTAAAACTGAACCAAGCGAATGCATACCCCCACCAGGTTCAAATACATGTGTTGTTGAGTCAGATGATTTTTGTGGTTTTGCAAATACTAATGCTCCATCTGATGTTCTTAAATTAATATCGGATTGTTGATTTGGAGATGACAAAGTTGAGTCTTCTTGTAGTCTGATACCTGCACTTACACCTGACCTAGATATTTGAATATTGCCATCCTTAAACTCACATCCTCCATGAATAGTTGTGTTTGTGACAGAACCTATTGCACCTCGAATAGACACTTTATCGACAGAAGCATCTGTAAGTAATAAGTTAGCATTATTGTCTCCTTCTACACGGAAATCAATATCACCACCTGCATCATTGATGACAACATCGGAAGACGATACTTTAAAAGTTGTGTCAGTAGAACTTATTTTATCAGCTGTGACAGCATCCGTTGCAAGCTTGGACGTGGTCACTCCATCACTTGCACCTGTTGAGTCTTTTATCTTTGCGGTAGTCACTGCATTATCTGCAAGCTTGGCAGATGTGACACCATCAGTTGTGCCTGTTGAGTCTGCTATTTTTGCAGTGATGACTGCATCTTCTGCTATTTGGGTTGAACCAACTCCTAAGTCTTTTATTTTTAGGTATCCACTTCCATGAACTTGTAGGGTTGAGTTGTCTGTTGCTTCATTACTCCCGGTCTTAAAAGTAGCTGAGTCAACTAAAGCATTGAGGTTGGCAGCAGTTACATTATCACCACTTGCATAGGTTGTTCCTTTATTTAAAATTGCCATAATATTATTGTGCTGAAGTTCTTGATCGGTCTGTTAATCGTGCATCCACTTTAACAGTTCTTATAAAAGGTCTACCTGCTGTTGGCTTTACTTCCACGCTACATCCATATCCACGCAAGCGTATGCCTGCCCGAATGCTTGCATCTTCACCCTGTGCTAAATCTCCTCCTAGTAATCCTTGGATTGTATCGCCTGTTCTTGTGCGATCTGGATCAGTGGTTGTAAAATTAATATCTCCTTGCGTGATGCTAAAGTCTTCAGATTTTAAATGCACTTCGGCACTTGCAAAAATCTTTCGGTCTATACTTTCGGCATCATATTCTCTTGTTTGTAAAATCGAATCTACCGCAATAGTTTGCGGAACGGATACACCAGCAGTAACACTTACCTGGTCACCTCCATCAAAGCCTTCAATCTTATGCACACCACCTTCACTTGTGGTTATATATAGCGCATTCTGCGTACCTTCACGCCCTACAATCATGTCTCGTATGTTGAAGGATAAGCTGTTGACTTGGTCAATGCTCTCCCATCCATTATTAATGAAATTATAAATTACGATTAGATTATTTTCATTCGATCCATCAACGGGTATGGCAAGATAGTATCGATTGTTGAAGTATGTCCCAACTGCTTTGTCGATGTAGTTTTGATTAATCCTATCAATAGTTGGCTTGATTGCTTCTGAGATTGGAATTTCTAAACCACGCAAATTATATTCGTCAAGAAAGGTCAATGCATACACCCCTTGGTCGGATAAAAATAATACTCTGTTTCCTACCTGGGCAATACTTCTACGTGCAGAGCATCCAAGGTCAGGTGTAATTACATTTGCTTGAACATCCTGCAAAGATCCACTTACTCCTGTTAAACGATGGATACTTCTACGGCAAAATACTAATAATGTATTTTCTGTAAATGCTTCCAAACCTACTATAAAATCACTTGCTCCACCTGTGACACGAAATTGATTTCCAATGACGTCAAATGTGGTATCATCCAAGATATCACTTGCAATAATCTCGTCCATGTTTGGTCTTTTTGCAGGACTATTGGCAGAGTCGTAAAAGTAGGGCAACCATAGTCTGCGTTGATTGACTATGCCAAATGGTGCAGCAGGCATTCTTACAAAATATGATGTGGCAACCTTCTTTAAAAATGTAGTTGCATCTGCTGTTGATCCAATATCTTCAACGGCATGATTAAAACTAAATGTTGTTGTTGTAGGTACACCCGAAACTACAACTTTTAAATCGGCCACATAGTTTGAATTTGCAGACTTTACTAATTCTATCTCCTGCCCTACAGAAAGACCATGTGGACTACTAGTTGTTATGGTAGTTATTCCATTTGTACTTTCTAAATTTGTGCCTACCACAGCAGTTGGCATGGTGTAATCACCACTAGCAACAGATGTGAAGTCATTAAAATATTCTACCAATGCACCTGATGAATTATATGTG